TCAGTGCGAGACCTTGGCGGCATACGCCTGGCAGGCCTGCAGGGCAATCAGGGCGCGGTCGCCGTCGTCGGTGATGGCGATAATTCGTTGAGCATGCGCCGGGTCAAGTCGGGCACGCGGGGCTGCATGAACCACGCCGCCGGTGGCGGAGGTGGCAGGCAGTGCACAACCGCTGGCGGGGTCGCTGCTATCGAGGAGGACTGACAGCCGCAGATCGGCAGTAGCCAGGCGATCACGCAGGCGAGCCTGATCCTGTTGCACATCGTTCAGCTCCTTGGAATGGGTTTGATCGCTGACCTGGAGCTGCTGCTCCAGCGCCAGACGCTTATCCTGCTCGGCACGCTGTTGCGTCACCGCGGCAAGGGAAATCTGCTTGAGCGCATCAGCCTGCAACCGGGCTTGGTGCTCCAGTTGCAGGCCGTAACGCAAGCCTTGAATCCGCCAGGCCAATGCCGCCGAACCACCGGCCACCAGGGCCAGCAGCACGACGACAGCGAACAGACGGTAAGGCGCCGGGATCAGGTCGAGGAGGCGCATAACACCGCCCTCGCCCGAGCCCAGAGTTGCAGGCGGTCATCGAGGCCGTTCAGGCCGCCGTTGATCCTGCGGGTGATGCTGTTGAACTGGTCGGCATCGGCCAACCCGTTCAACCCTTGCTGTTCCCAGAACCAGGCCGCCGATTCGGCGGCCCATTGTGGCTGCTCCAGCAGCTCCGGTTGTTGCAACAGACGCTCGTCGCCGAACAGCGCAAGGCTGCATTGACGATAGTTGCTGCGACCGGTGATCTGGATCAGCCCGCGACCGCGATAGCGTTGGCCATCACCGTCGGCGTCCGGGGTGTTGCCCAGGCGAATCGCCAGGGTGCCCGTATCGTACTTGCTCAGGTACTGGTCACTGCCCAGCTCACGCACGTAGCGCAGTTGCGCGGATTCATGGCCCACTTGGGCCAGAAAGGCGGCGATGCGCTTGGGGGTGATGATGTCGTGCCGGGACATGGCGGTGTTGAGAGCGGGTACGAAAACGCCGGCTTTGGGGCCGGCGTTGGGCATGATTTGCAGGAGTTGCTGCTCGGTGAGAAGCATTCAGGAATCTCCGGGATGAACGATGAATACCGGCTCACTTGCGAACATCACTGCGCGGCCCCAGCCAACCAGGATGGAGCGACCGGACGCTGCTCAGAGGCAGGAAACACCTGTGACTGAGGCCAGTCCCGCAGTGCCTGGACATGGATCAGCAACTCCCGGAACTGTTCAACGCTAAGCGTTGTGGCAAGGCCAAGATCAACTTCGTCGCGATGGCGCTCGCACAACCAGCGGACTCGACTGATCTCGATATCGCGCCACTGGCGTTCGGCAGCCCCCCGCTCGGACAAACTGATCACCGGAGCAACCAGAGGTGCCGACGCATCCGACTGGTACCAGCCAACCTGGACATCCTCTTCACACTCGACCCACCGGAGCGACTCGTGAAATGGAGGCAACTCGTCAACGTCTAGCCGCTCTACAACATAACCGCCTTCAAGGCGCGCGAAGTACTTCATAATCACCTCCATTTCACCACGACCATTCCATTGCCACCGGCAGCACCGACAAAGTTGGGGCCGTCCCCACCACCGCCGCCGCCTCCCGGTGTGGTGCCAGGATTACCGACGGCCGAAGAACCGCCAGGACCGCCACCACCGCCACGGGCTGCCATCCCACCCGCGCCGCCAACCGTGTATTCGGATGGCTTGCCGGAATCGCCGGTGAGGTTGAGGTCGCCACCGAAGCCTCGGCCACCGGCCGATCCCGGGGAAGAGCCGGTACCGATCAGGCCGATATTGCCTCCTTCAGCACTGCAGTAGGTACCAAACGAACTCGTACCGCCTCCACCTCCGGGCGCACCCGCAACACCTGCAGTTCCGCCAGCACCTACGGTGACCTTGATGACAGTACCCGCCACCAAACCGGTGAGACGCTTATAGGCATAACCACCACCTGCACCACCACCGCCACCAGAAGCGCCAGTGCTTCCACCTGCCCCCCCTGCACCGCCACCCCAGACCTCCACTTCGAAAATCGAGTCGGCCTTGGTGCCTTCCGGCACAACGAAGTTCGTCACGCCGGGAACAGCAATGATCGTCAGGCCAGGAGCAACAGGCTTCTGATTCTGAATTTCCTGCAGCACCGCCGCGACATCAATATTTCCCTGGTTGATCGGTGCACTCCAGGCCTTGATGCACCACATTACCGCAAGATTTCGAGGGCGAGTTTCAGCGGCAACACTTGGTGCTCCATTGACACCGTCTGAAACTATGGTTGCAGCCTGTATCGTATTGGCATTTGTAACGGCCAACGCGATATTGGGTCCCCCAGCCAGGCCAAATGGACCTACAGAAGCCCCTGAATAACTAAGGACATGATTATGCCCTTGCATGGAATTGACCTGATAGGTGCCCACAGCACGACCAGTATCCACTCCTCGCCCGTGATCCCAACCCCGCAGAAACTCCCCGCGCGACTCAGGCAAACGGAAATTCCCTGCACCCTCATCCCCCTTGTTGAACGTCGTCCCCAGATACGCCGCCAGATCCGGATAGGTCGCAATGCTCTGCACACTGCCATCGACCTCCAAGAACCCTACCGGCACAGTCCCCTTGGGAAACGCCATCATCGCGCCGACCGGCAACGCAGTGGCGTTCTTGAACAGTGCCTCGACCTCAGCCTTGGTGTACGCATCGGTAATCCCATACGCCACCAGCGTCGTGCGAATCTGCTCCGGCGGCAGCGAACTCTGGATGATGGTCCTTATGGCCTTGAGCAACTGATCGTGCTCCGCCTCCATCGGCTCCAGCCCGCCAGCCTGAACCACATTGAGCAGTTCCTCGGTCACTGCATTCCCCCATGCCGCCGGGATCAGCGAACCGGGCGAACCATTGACCGGATTTTCATCGACAAACTTGCCATTGACCAACCCAATGCTGGGCGTGCTTTTTGGATAATCCACGTATCCGTCCTCTTCAGTCGTAATTGATGTGCACCAGCGTGTGCGCCGGGGCTGTGCGGTGAATCAGGCATTCCAGGGCGCTGCCCGGGTTGGCGCCGAAGCGCTCGCCCCAGTAGCTGGCGCCGAAACGACGGCCCAGCAGCAGGCGGCCGCCGGTGTTGAGCGTCCACATGAACTGCGCCGTCCAGGTACCGAAGCGCGCCTGGCCAAAGCGGGCGCGGCCCATGCGGGGGGTCTGCTGTTCGGTAATGGTGGCGTTGGGATAACCCTGGCTGCGGGCGATATCCAGGAAGTAGCCGATGCTCTGGTCTCCCACCGCCAGCAGGCGCCGACGCACCGCCAGGCGGCGGTCGTCGAACAGCGGCTTGGGCCCCAGGCACGGGTCGGGCAGGTTCATCACCCGCTCCCAGTCCGGCACCAGTTCGCTGACGGTCACCGGATCCACTTCGTTGAGCAGGTCCACCGCCCGGGCATCGACCCGGGCCAGTTCCTGGGCGATGCCCAGCAGCACCTGCTGGATCTCCGGGACCAGTTCCGGGTCCCAGGCGGGACCGGCCGGCAGCAGGCTGCGCAGTTGCTCCTGGTATTGCGCGGCAGTTCTTATTCCTGCCATACGCAGCCTCCGAAGGTCAGCAACTGGTTGGTGGTTGCTGGCACATCGGCGGACGGGGTGACCAGCAAGTGGTCGTTCTCGCCCGTGGCACTGCTGATGGACTCGGCGATATGGGTCAGCAACAGGGTCTCGCCGAGGCCGCCCTCACGTTTGTGCAGGTCGCGCAGTTGCGCTTCGACGGCGGCACGGGTGGCCGAGGTGTCCGGCACCAGGCGCAGGGTATAGGTCACCGGCACCTGTACCGGCGCCAGTACATGCAGCTCGGCAGTCACTGGGCGCAGCGGCTCGATATAGGCCTGGACCAGGGCCAGTTGAGTCGCATCAGGGATCGGCACCGGATCGTCGTCACGCATGACGAACAGGCCGACGGTGCCTGGCCCGAGGTAATTGCCGCGACACCAGGCCCGGGTGATGCCCGGACACTCCAGCGCCCAGGTTTCGTAGTCGGCCGCCGAACCGCCATGGGGCGTGACGCGGTACGAGCGGATGACCCGGGAACGCAGGGACTCGAGACTTTCCGCCGCCACCCCGCCACTCAGCCCCGGCGCGAGCACCGTGAAGGTATTGCCGATGCCCTGCACCGGCTGGACCGGGAACAGCGTCAGGCCGGCATCGGCATTGCCCAGGCTGCCGGCATCCAGCGCCTGGATCTGCGCAGTATTGCTACCCGCGCTGGTGGTGCCTCCCTGGGTCACCTTGTAGCTGCGGCCGTCATTGCTCTGCAGCAGGGTGTCGACGTCCAGCACCGCACCGCCGGCAGCGGTAAAACTCACGCTGCCGGTGGCCGCCTGGGCGGCCTTGCGCGGTTGGTGCAGACGCAGTGCGGCGATGCGCTCCAGGGTGGATTCATCGGCGGTGTCGGGCAGGATCTGCTCGGCAATCCAGTCGAGGTATCCATACAGGCCAAAGGCCGCGCCGCTGAGGGTGCGGGCCAGGACCTGGGCATCGGACTGGCGCAGCGCATCGCTGGCCAGGTCGCTTTGGGTGCGGTTGATCAGCACCGGCAGCGAAGGGGTTTCAAACGGCATAAGTCACCTGCCAACTGTGGTTCGGGTTGATATCCAGGCGCTCGCCGCCGGCCAGGGTCAGAACCGTTCGCAGGTTCAGCCGCTGGGCGTCGAGCCGTTCGGTTTGAATCTCGATGGCGCTGCAATGGCCGTCGTCGATCAGCCATTGCAAGGCTTCACGGGCATAGAATTCGGCATCGAGCTGGGTCTGCGCGGTCAGCTTGACCCGTCGCAGCAGCCACAGCCGCGAGCCGATACGATCGTTGGCGACCATGGGGAAACTGTCGCCCCACCAGCCGTAACGCTCATCGTCGTCAATCGGGTCGTCGCTGTAGGCGCGACGCCAGGTGAACAGGCTGATCAGCACCGAACGGGTCAGCGCCGCCTTGAGGTTATTGGAAACGAACATCAGGCACCTCCCGCCGGTACGCCAGTCTGGCCACCGCCTGGCTGGATGCCGCCGTGCACGTGCTGCATCTGGCTGATACCGCCGGCGACCTGATCGCCCTGGGAGACGATCTTGCCGGTCTGGGTCAGGGTCGGACTGTCGAGGTGGATGGCAGTGCTCGCGCGGATGTTCAGGGTGCCGGTGTCGATATCGATGATCCGGCCACGCTTGAAGTGGATGCGGTCGCCTTCGTCGGTATAGAGGGCGATTTCGCCGGGGGCGAGGTTCTGCAGGCGGTAGCGGCGGTCGGCGACCACCAGCACGATGCCGTGGGAACGGTCGCCACCGAGGAAAGTCGCGATGCCTTCGGCGCCGGCCAGCGGGTTGCTGGTGAAACCGTAGGGTTCGAAGTGCTCCATGTCGTCGTTCACTTCACCGGCGGTCAGGCGCATTTGCAGCGATTGCAGTTTGTTGGCCGAGTTGGCAAGCACGACGGTGCCGCGCGCCAGCAGGCGGGTCAGTAGGCTCATGAGGGTTCCTTGGGCGAGCGGTGTGTCAGGAAATCTTGGGTGTTTGGGAGATGGCTATCGCCAGCAAGCCGGCTCCCACAAGGTGCGTGGCAGCACACAAAAACCAGGCTCGCCTCGCCCCCTGTGGGAGCCGGCTTGCTGGCGATAGCGGCAGAACCGGCACCGCAGATGACGTGGTTACCTGGTCCTGGCCTTCGTCGGCGTGGCCTCGAAGACCTCCGGCGGCGCCACTTCCAGGGTGGTGATCGAACCCTGTGCGGACAGCGAATAGGTGATCCTGGAGATCAGCATGTCCTGGTCCACGTCCAGCACCGGGTCCTTCACCCGCACCAGCAGGTTGTGCCGCCACAGGTCACCGTTGGACTGTCGCCAGCCCTGTACGCTGTAGGTGGTAGCCAGGGCCTTGCCGACGCGGGTCGCCCGTTCCCAGTCGGCCCGTTGCTGGGCCAGTTCCGGGGTGAGCTGGACACTTTCGCTGATCACCGTGACCCGCTTGCGCAGCGGGTTGGCCTCACTGGACACGCCGCTGACTTCGCTCACCGCGCTGCCGCTTTTCTGGTCGCTGCCCTTGTGCTGGCCGATCACCCGGTACTCGGAGAACACCGCGCTGTAGTCCCGCGCGGTGCTGGCCGAGAGGATGTTCTTGCCCAACTCGAGCACATCGCTGGCACGCCCGGCACTGCCGGGTTTGGCCAGCACCAGGTTGCCGTTCGCATCATCGGTGGAGAACACCCGATACAGGGTCAGCAAACGGTCAATCGACTTGAACACCGTCTCCCCTGGCACGATGCTGTGGGTCTGCAGCTTGGTGGTTTGTGCGATCTCGCTGCGCACGTTGACCTGGTAGGGTTTGGCGAGTGCCTCGACGATCGTCAGCAGGCCCTGCTGACGCCATTGGCTCGGCTGATTGATCGCCGCGCAATCGACCAGGTCGCGGGTCAGCGAACTGCCCTCGATGGTCAGGCTGATCTGCTTGCCGTCATAGCTGATGGGCGCCTTGTAGACATGCCCGGTGAGCACCAGATCGCAGCCGATCAGCACCTGGCAGCGGGCGCCGGCCTTGATCGGCACGGCCAGGGTCTGCCCCGGCCATTGCCAGGTGATGCCCAGCTTGAAGGTGCGGAACTGGCGCTCGAGATCGGCACTGATCTCGATGGCCTTCCAGCCTTCGTAGCTCAGACCGTCGACCAGCAGGACGACGGCGTTGTCGATATCGTTCATGGCTTACTCCCGGGAGATCTGCAACGGTGCTGGCGGGACGAAACCGGGGTGGGCAATGCGATTGCGCTGCACCACTTCCCCGACCCGTGTGGCATCGCCGAAGTTCTTGTAGGCGACGACCAGCGCCGGCAGGTTGCTCTTGGGCACCAGATCAATCAGTCGCACACCGTTGGAGGCCACCGCGTTGAGATGCTGCACCAGCGCCTGGCGCACGGTATTGAGCGCCTGGTAATGCACCGAATCGGCCTTGAGCGCCGCCTGCCAGATCGCCTCGTTGAGGTTGTCGCGCAGCGCCAGCACGTCATCGACCACCGGCACGTCGGCGCGCTGCACCGGCTGCTGGGCCTGTTGCGCCAGCGACGGGGTGACGGCCAGCTTCACCGCCTGGGTCGCCGCCGGGATCACCGACACCAACTGGGCGATCTGCACCAGCAGGGCATCCTGGATCAGGTTCACCGTGGCCTGCGAGGCCGCAGCGGTGTCCTTGCCAATCGCCAGTTGCGAGGCGTCGAGGGACTTGGCTTCCTCGACCTGTTTCGACAGATCGGCCAGCATCCCGTGATAGCCCTGGACCGCAAAGTCCTTCAAGCCGCGAACTTCGCCGACCAGGCCACGGACCTCGCCGACCAGTCCATTGAACTCGGCCTTGACCTCCCCGAGCACGCCCTTGACCGCCGCGCTCACCTGATGGGGAAACTCCTTGACCGTACGGACCAGGGCATAGACATTCGCGTAGGTTTCGATCAGCGGCTGCAACTCCCGTTCGATCACCTGATACGCCTGGGTGATGCCCTTGCGCAGGTTCTCCACGCCGATCCGCGCCTGGTTGACCAGCTTCATTGCCTCATCGAAACGGCCCACCGAGGCATCAAGCAACTTGCTCGACGCCACCTGCAATTGCTCCTGGGTGTTGACGATGGGCTTGGGGAACTGCAGCGGCTGGTCCGGGTAGAACTTCAGGTTGAAGGTCACCAGTCCGCCATCCTGGCGGGTCTGGGTCATGTCGCATTCGCCGACCTTGACCTGCATCCGTCCCAGCCATGGGTGGACCAGTTCGCCGCTGCCCTCCTCCAGCGCCTTGAGCAGGTTGTCACGTTGCTCCAGACAATCGGCGCCGACGATAAAGGCGGTCAGGTCATGGATTTTCGCCTGCTGGCCAAGCCGCTCGAAGAACGGCTGGTCGCGCTGGGGATATTCATGCAACTGGCCTTTCTGGCCGACCGGGGTCTTCGCCTGGTCGACCCAGAACGGCACGCCGCGAAACGACGCCGGCAACAGGCGATCACGCCAGTTAGTCGCCATAGGCACCTCCGAGGGAAAGCGAGCGGTAGCCGACGGCGGACGTCAGGTTCAGGCCCGGTTGGTTGGTTTGGGGTTGGTCGACACGCAGGCCCTGAGGCGCGTTTTCGAAACGCACGGTCAGGCCGCCTTCGAGTTGGGTACGGTTGTTGGTGGCAGTTTGCTGGACGAGCAGGTTGGCGTTCTGCGTCAGGCCGCTGCCTGCCCCAGTGCTTTCGTCACGCTCCCAGAAGAACGAATGACGTCCATCTGCGGTTGTCACGGCATTGCGCTGTTGCTGCTGCTCGGTCCAGTCCTCCACCTTGCCCGTAATCTGGGTGACGAAGCCCCCGACGTGGCCACCGAGCCACTCCCGGATAGGCTCAAACAGTTCCTTCAACTTCTGCACCCAGCCAAAGAACCAGCCGATGATCGGCTCCCAGTTCTTGATGATCAGGTCCAGCGGTAGCCAGTCGAATATTCCCTTGAGAAAATCCATGACCGGTAGGGCCAACGCTTTCAGCAATCCCCACATTGCGCTGAAGAAGTCGGCCAAAGGTCCCCAGTTGTTGATGACTATTCCCATCGGAGTCCAGGAAAACACCGTCAGGATAAAGTCGAGATACGCTGCAACACCGGCCTTGAGCGTGTCCCAATGACTCGAGAAATAGTCACTGATCGCCCCCCAGATCCCCATGAAAAATCCCGAGAGGGGTTTCCAGAAAGTGACAATCAAGGTAGCCGCGGCCGCTATACCTGCTGCCACCAGCCCAACAGGCGAGGACAGTGCAATAAACCCGGCAGCTGCTCCGGCAATCGCAGTGAATGCCAGAGCGCCAGCTGCCAAGCCTTGTACCAAGGCTGGATTGTTCGCGACGAATTGTCCGAACTGGGTAGCCAGAGGTATCAACGCGGTCACGATACTGTCGAAGGCTGGTAGCAACGCCTGACCGATCTTCAGGGAGATTTGATCCAAGGCCTTGCTGAGCGCCGCCACATGCTGTGCAGTTTCTCCCAGTACCTGCGCAGATGACTTCTGGGCAATCGGTACCTTGGACACGGTTCCGATTGAAGGCGTTACAGGGGACACAGCTCCTGAACCGTTTGAGACTTCGCCCGCCTTCGGTATCACCTGCAGCTGCGACGCTTTACGTGCGAAATCCGCCTGGGCCTGGCGATCCTGCTCGTTGATAGCGGCCTTGAGTCCATTGGTAAAGGGCGCCAACAAACCACCGCCCTCCAGATCCACCTTATCAAGACCGCTGTCTGTGAATCCCGTTTTCAGGTCACTGATCTTGAAGTTGAACCCTCTGGTTTTTTCGTCAGGACTTTTATCCTTGTCAGTGCCTTGGTCCTTGTCAGTGATTTTTTCCTGATGAGTGCTTTTATCTTTGAGAGCTGCACTGACCGTCTCCACCAAAGCCTTCAAGTCCTTCACGTGGACGAAGTCCTTCAAGCGGACATTACCTGGTTTCTTCTTAGCCATCACTGCACCTGCTGCATCGCATTGATCCGTTGCGCGTGCTCCAGGGACTCCCGGAGCACATCCAGTGGCCTTGCCATCATCTGTTCGGGGTCAACCTTCCAGAACCAGGCCAGGTCATAGGCGACCGCAATCAGTTCGCCGATGGCTGCGATGCCGCACTCATGAAAAAACCCGCCACCGCCCAACTCAAGGTATTGAGGTCGGACAGATCCAGCTGGTTGACCGACGACGGCGGGATGCCGGCGCAGACCGCGATGTACTTGGCCGCCACATCCATGTCGAGGCTGACCTCTTCGCTCTTGTCGATCTTGTACGGCAGCGCCTTGATCGCCCGCACTTCCTGCACCGTCGGACGGCGCAGGGTGAGTTCGTCGAGGGTCGCGCCGTGGGCTTCGATGGGCACCTGCAGCTTCATCGGCTCACTCATTGCCAGGTCCCCTTGATGCCTTCGAATTTCAGTTCGATGGCCGCGTCATCACCCTTGATGACCGGCTCCTCGACCAGGTAGGCACCGGCCAGGACGTAGACCTTGCCGTTGCTGAATTCGCAGGTAACGGTCATGTCGGAACCGGCGATCAGTTGCTTGAGGGGGAAGTCCGCGGTGTGCAGTGCGGTAACCTTGAAGGAGGGAGCGATGTCGGTTTCCTTGTAGAAACCCGGCACCACCGTTTCCCGTTTGACGGCCATCAGGGGCGCTTCGCAGCCGCCGTTGATGGTCAGTTGAGCGCCGTCCACTTTGACGTAGCAGGTGCCCGCAATCAGTTGTCCCATGGTGTATCTCCAAAAAATAAGCCCGCTCATGGCGGGCTGAAATGAAACCGTGAAGAGGACGCGGCTCAGGCCGCCGCGTCGTACTGCAGACGGAACTGGTTGAGCAGCGCGAATACGCGCAGGCCGTTGACGTAGTCAGGCGGGAACAGCACGTTGACTCGGCTCGGGTCCTGGCTGTCGCGCTCGACGATCAGGTGCTCGGCGAACAGTTCGGCGTTTTCCACGTGGCCTTCCAGTTCGAGCTTGGCGTACTGGGCGATCAGCTCACCGCGGATGGTGCTCGGGGTGACGATCGGTTGGCCGGCGCCGAAGCGGGTGCCATCGGCAGCCAGTTTGTGGCGGCCGTACTTGCTGGTGATCACGCTTTGCAGACGGCGCACGATGAAAGCCGACTGGTGCATGGTTTCGCTGTCCAGGTAGGAGTTGTCCGCCTGACCATAGGCATTCTTCTGGTAGGTGGTGATCGCCCGCTGGATGCGTACGTAGCCGCCTTCGTAGTAGGCGGTGGCGACACCGTAGCTGAGCAGCGACTGGCGCTCGGTCAGGGTGAAACGCTCGCTGGCCGCGGCCGGATCGACGCCCGGCAGGCTGCCGCTCTGGGTCGGACGGCTGGCGTCAGCCGAGATGAACACCGAAGTGCGTGCAGCCAGTGCGGCGGCCTGAACCCAGACCGGTTGCGGTACGCCCTGCTCCATCGCCAGGATGGTGACGTGCTGGTCGTTGCGGGTCTGACCGGCAGCGACCAGCGTGCCCACGGTGCCACGCTTGGCGGTGTAGACATGTCCGAACAGTTGCTTGGACCAGGACCAGCGACCGACGCTGTCATCCATTGCCGCCTGCCAGGCATTCAGCGAGGCCACGTCGGACCAGGGCTGGCAGATGAACTCGAAAGGCTCGTCGCCCAGTGCCGCGAGGGCCGCGACCTGATCCGGAATACCGGCACCACCGGCCATCTTCGCGCTGACGATGGTCAGGCCGGCCGGGGTTTCCTCGCCGTTGCTCTTGCCCAGGCGGTTGAATTGCAGACTGATATCGTTACCGCTGTCACCGGTCCATTTGCAGCTCAGGGTGACGGTGCCATCAGTGGCCACGGCGCTGACCGGCAGGTCGGCGGCGGCATTCACTTGCAGCGCCAGGGTGCTGGCGACCTGGGCGGCGGTCTGGCCGCTGACCACGGCGGCCTGTACGCGGACACCACCAACATACAGATTGAGCACACCGCTTTCGGCGGCGGCGCCGGTCAGTTTCAGGTCGGCCTTGGCAATCGCGCCGGTGGTGTTGCGCAGCGGCAGGCACCAGATCTCGCCGACCGGGTCGGCCTTGCGCCAGGTGTCGTACATGGCGGCGAGCATCGAACCCTGACCGCCGATGCTCTTGGCCAGGGCGACGCTGGAGACCAGCACCAGGCTGCCGATTTCCGGGCTGGTGGCGTTGTCGTTGACCTGGGCGACGATCAGTCGGCGCAGGGTCGACGACGCGCTATTGGCCGCCGAGTTGTCCATCTCGGCATAGAACAGCGGAACACGCAGGTCCGAAGGAATGTTGCTGAATCCGATAGCCATTATTGGGCTTCCTGTGGTTGTGCCGCTTGCACGGCGGAAAGGGTGATATCGCCATCGGCCTGGCGGCGGCGCCACCAGGCACTGTCGGCCACTTCGCGACCGGTGACCGGCAACAGGTCGCCCGCCTCCGGATCCGGTACGGCGCGGCCGGCGGCCGGTACTACGTTGATGCGTTGAGTCATGGTTTTACGTTTCCTGAAAAAGCCAGCTCCAGGCGCCCATCGGGGCCAGGGCGGTGCAGATTGGGGTCGGCGGGGTCGATGGCATCGACCCGCACCGTCACCCCGGTAAAGGACGGCAAGCCGTCCAGTTCACGCTCATGCCAGGTTTCCGCCGGGTCGGTGGCGCGGTTGCGCCCCAGTTGGAACTCGGCGAAGAAACGCAGGCGATACAGCAAGCGAGTGGCATTGATCGACACCAGCCGGCCGCCGCCGTATTGCAGGGGCGTGTAGAAGGTGTCGGGCTTGAACCCCACCAGCGCGCGCCAGAGTTCGGCGCGCAGGGCGTGGAGTTGGTCGAAAGGTGCCTGGCCGTTGCTGGCGTCGAGCACCAGGGTCAGTTCCAGGCGGTCGCGGATCGTCTGCCGGGAAACGTTCTGCGCGGTGTTCTCGGCGGCCAGATCGCAACGAACGGTGATAAAGGCTGACGGGGTCGGCAGCGTGGTGTTGCCTTGCAGCAGGTCCAGGTCGAGACCGGTGGAAATGTGCTGGGCAAAGCTGGGGCATTCAGCACGCAGTTGCGTGATGATCGGGGTGATGTTCATGGGAAAATTCCGGTTCGAATGGAAGGACGCGGTCGCAGACTGGGCGAGTTACGTTGGGTACCGAACAACAATCCGGCTATCGGGCAGGGAGAATCGAATCCGCTAACGCTGGGAGTGTCAGATTTTTTGTGTTCGGGCCGGTAACGGCCTGCCGTCAGGCAGGCCCTGATTTCACCAGGTCGGCCTGATGAACCGATCTCCGTACAAAATCGCAAATTGATTCATCGCATTTTTCCAATCATGCGCCGCTGAGCCCCAATTTGCTGTGATGTTGCGCAGCCCCAGCCAGATTAATTTGGTCGCCGCATCGTCGTGCGGAAAGTGGCCACGAGTCTTGATGATCTTGCGTAGCTGGGCGTTGATGCTCTCGATGGCATTGGTGGTATAGATCACCTTCCGGATAGCAGGCGGGAAAACAAAGAATGGGATCACACGATCCCATGCCCTTCGCCAGGCAGCCACCACCGTTGGATATTGCTTGCCCCAAGGCCCGCGTTCAAACTCGTCCAGTGCCTGCTCGGCCGCTTGGTCGTTGATGGCCTGATAGATCGGCTTTAGGGCCTTGGCCAGTGCTCGACGTTTGTCCCAGGCCGCGTAATCAAGACTGTTGCGGATCAAATGCACGATGCATGTCTGCAATGTCGTTTCCGGGAACACCGCGCTGAGCGCTTCTGGCATGCCTTTAAGACCGTCGGTCACGGCAATCAGCACATCCTCGACTCCACGGGTCTTGAGGTCGTTGAACACCTTCATCCAGAACTTCGCGCCTTCGGTGTTTTCGATCCAGATGCCCAGGATATCGCGCGTACCATCAGGCAAAACGCCCAGCGCCAAGTAGATCGCCTTGTTACGAACCAAGCCTTCTTCACGGATTTTGACGCGCAGCGCATCAAAGAAAATGACCGGATACATCGGTTCCAAAGGGCGTTGTTGCCAGGCACCAATTTCCTCCATGACTTCATCGGTCACAGAGCTGATGAAGTCATGCGAAACGTCCGTCCCGTATTGCTCGGAAAGAAAAGCCCGGATCTCTCTAACCGTCATTCCGCGGGCGTACATGGCAATTATCTTGTCGTCGAAACCGGTGTAACGGCGCTCATGCTTGGGGATCAGAATGGGCGAGAAACTGCCGTCACGGTCTCGGGGGATATCCAGGCGTAGAGGGCCATCGCCTGTCAGCACGGTCTTGCCACTCTTGCCGTTGCGCTGGTTGGTCTCATCCTCAGGGCGCTGCGCGCCCGGAGGATAGCCCAGGTGATGACCCAGCTCGGCGTTCAAGGCTCGCTCGATCAGGGCCTTCTTGAAAGCCGCAGAGGCCTCTTCGATGGCCTCTGCGGTCATCAATGGGGTGGCGGAAAACTGTTCAAGAAGCTCTTTCGGAACTGACGGTAATGTTCGAAGCGGTTTCTTTTTGGTTGGCATACATGCACCTCTTACTCATGGTATGCCCGAACACAAAATTTCTGACAGTCTCCTAACGCTCCAGGCAACTTGCAGAAATACTGCAGCGGTAACTGTTGGCGCGGTTGCCACTGGCGGTCACCTTGTCGATGGACCAGCGCCCCTGCATGAAATCAGGCCAACTGCTGTCCAGCAGCACCAGCCCTTCGGCCGCCAGCGCCGGATTACCCGGGCAGTCGATACGCAGTTTCAGAGACTCGCGCTCCATGCGCCGCACCTCACCTTCACCCGCCGCCCGCGCCTCATCCTCGGAGGGATAACGCTGGCGAAGTTTCTTGAAGGGCTTGGTGCCGGTCTCGACTACCCGCTCGCGTCCGGCCGCCGCATCCCACCAGGTGGTCTGGCAGCCCTGGTACTTGCCGCGGCTGCTGTCGTCGAGCGTGGCGGCCATGAAGGCCGGATCACCCGGACGATTGTCGCGGGTCACCGATAGGCGCACATCCTCCAGCTGTTTGCCGGACAACGACTTGACCTGCCCACGGCGGGCCAGCACATACAGCTCGTTCACCGGTTTAGTGACGGCGTCGAAGCGACGGGCAATCCGTGTGAGAAAGCCCATGTCGGTTTCATTGGACTGGTCCAGATGTGTGATGCGAATGCCATCCAACTCCGATGCCACCCGCGGGGAAAAGCCGTGCCGGGAGGTCAGTTGCCGAAACAGTGCGCCCAAGGTGGTAGGACCATGACTGACACTGCGACGAGCCCGGAAACCGGTCGCATCATTGACCTCGAACGGTGCCGCCGTGGCCAGCAAAGTAAGGCGCAGAGGGAACAGCATCGGTGTACGTCGGGTGACGATGAACTCGCCCTTGTCGACCAACCCGGACTCCCGGTAGCCGATACGCAGCCCCACCTTGCCGCCCAGGCTGGGCAGCCCCGGCAAGTCCTCGATATCCAGTGTCAGTTTGAGCTGGTCGGACTCGATGCCCGCAGCATCGGTGTATTCCCAATCGATCAGCCGTTGGTTGAGCAGCGCGGCATTGGCACCATACAGTTCTACCTCGGGGGTAAATCCCAGGCTCATGACTCCCTCCTCAATCCCAGGCCGATACAGGGGCGGCACTCGGAGCGCGTGCCTCGACTTCCGGCAGAATCACCCAGACGCCTGCGGGCAACACCGCACCGTACTCGGCCAGACGCGGATTGAGACGCCAGAGCGCCTCCTCCACAACGTCATCGCAACGTCCCAGCTCGCGGTACAGCAACAGATTCACTGAATCACCGGCCATGCTTCGTGCTCTACGCATTGACGAACTCCTTGAGGTCCACTGTCCAATCGACGACCATGGCCGTGCCATCGTCGATGATCTGCCCCTGGGTCTCCGACACACTGTCGATTCGCCACAGTCCCCAGTTGCGCCCGATCCCATCGACCAGCGGCAAGGGCACGGCGCGGGCCTGCAGGGTTCGCAATTGGTCGAGCCGCTCCATTCCAGCCGCGCCCATGGCCTTGCCGCCAATGGTCAGGCTCTCCAGTCCGGGACCGGTCTGGCTGGACTTCGGTTTGCTCTGCAGGATGTTCAGTTCGACCCAGCCGCCGGCGGTCTTGCGTACCAGCGTGCTGTAGGCGAAATCCCTGGACAGGCCAAAGATGAAATCGCCCAACGCCATCTGCTGTCGCATCAGTCACCTCCATCGGTCAGGGCCGTGCCACGCCGTGCAGCGAGGGGATCGGCCATCATCATCGGCACGAATTGCGCCTGCATCTGTTGCATCACGGTATCGGCCAACTGCCGGGCGGTGGCCTGGTCCAGGCCGTTGATCTGGATGACCGGGGCGAAGCTGACCTGGCGGTTGTCCGCGGGCTTGGCGGCCAGCTCGCTGCCAACCGCACCTGGCGCCGGCAAGCGGTTGCCAGGACTACTGATCCTGTCGCCCAACTTGTCCCCCAGCCATGAGCCGACATCACTGCCGGCGATACCGCCGAGCACACCGCCCAAGGCACCACCGATGGCTGTGCCGACACCGGGGAAAATCAGCGTGCCAAGGGCTGCGCCTGCCGAAGCCCCGGCAGAGGCCCCCGCCCAGCCACCGCCAGCCATGCCAAGGCCGCTGAGCATGGATTTGGTATCGCCTTCACGGGCCGCATCGAACACCTGCATGCCGGCATCCAGCAACCTCATCGGTCCCGGCAGGCGGCCACGCATCGAACGGGTACCGGCCATCAAGCGCTCACTGGCCATGGAGCCTGTCAGCCCCTGAGCCAACGACAGGCTTGCACCGGAAGGCCCCGCGAAACCTATCGCAGTGCCCGAGAGCGAACGGACGGTCGCCGAGACAGGCTGGTTGACCTTCGTCCTCGTCACCCTGGGGTTGTTGCGCAAGTTATTCCTGGAACGACCACCGGAATGACTGAGGGAGGACGCTGCTCCAGTTCTATTGCGCGATTTACCGCCTCTCTTGCGGGGATTGTTGCCACGGTCTGCACAGAGACACTTGCACTCGCAATACTGGATACGGTTATCCCGACGCTTGTTCTGCTGTTGTCGGGACTTGCCCTGGGGTTTGTCCTGCGATTGCTGCGGGGGGATGTTCTTGGCGGTTTTCGGCGGTTTGCCCTGAATATCACCGGTCTTGCGCTCCTCGGAACAGAGGCACTTGCATTCGCAGTATTTGATTTCAGTGCCGGAGGCCCGAGCGTTCGAGCCCGGCGTCGCAGATTTCTCAGTCGGTTTCTTGAAAAGCGAGGGCAGTTTCTCTTCCGCCTTATTCTCGATACGGGCCTTCACGGACTCCAGCCCATGCTTGACCACCACCCCCGCCAGGGCCTTGGCTCCCGCCGCCGCCAGGACAGCAACACCGGTAGCAACGGCGGCGGCCACCTTGGGCATACCCTCAGCCCATTGGCTCAAACCGTTGACCCCACTGCTGAGCCACCCCAGCCCTCCCTCGATCAAGGGCGCGAAGGCATGACCCAACGTCGTCGAGAAACGATTCAGGCTGGCCGAGAACTGATTCCAACTCCCAGACAGGGAATCACCGCCGCTTTCAGCAGCCTGGTGCAGGGCACTTTTGTCACCCAGTACCGAACTGGCATAACTGCCTTTATCGGCAACCTGGGAAAAGGCCTGCTTCAGCGGAGCCGGGTCTTTCAGCAGTTGGAGAATCAAGTCGTCATTGCCAAACAGGCTTTTCGCCAGACCGGCCTGTTTGTCAGGAGAAACCTTGCCCAGGGACTCAAACAAAGAGGCGATAGCCGCAGGGGCGTCTTGCTTCATCGCCGCTGATAACTCGTTGCGATCCAGATCGAGATCGGTAAACGCTGCCTGCTGCGCCGCCGAGGCATCCTTGCCCAGGGCAGTACTGAGCGTCGTCAAGGCACCAGACGCCTGGTCCTTGTTCATGCCAGCTTGTAACAGAACCGCCGAAAACGCTGCTGTCTGTTCCGGCAAAAGGCCGAGTACAGCGCTGGCAGCGCCAGCTTGTCGAACGACCGCACCAATATCCGCCGGCAGCGCACCGAACTTCTGCGCAAGCAGGCTGGAGGCATCCCCCAGATCCAGCACCTGTACCTGATTGAGCTTCAGTGCGCTGCGCCAACCGGCCATAAGCTCGCCGGACTGTTCGGTACCCATGCGAAACGCCGAGGCCATCAGTGCGGCATCGTGGGTGAAGCCCAACACGGCTTCGCGCCTGGCTTCGGGGTTGCTTGCGTCCTTGCCGATACCTGCGGTGAGCGCCAGCCGCTCCACCTTGACCAGGTCCACGGCACTGATTCCCCTGGTGGCCAATGGACGCTCGCTGGCCATCTGCAGACTGACTTTCGACCAGGCTTCGCGCTCATTGCGATCGAGCTGCAGCACCACGGCCAGATCAGCGATTGCCGCATCCAGGGCAATCGCTGACTGCAGCCGTCCGGGCGCCGCGCGCTCAGTGCTATCTTGTGCCATCCGGCGCTACTCCTCTTTCAACCCCAGGCGTGCCACCGCTATGTCGTAGCGGCGCATGGCCTTTGCGGCGTCCCACTCGAGGATCTCCGCCTCGCTCGCCAGGTAGACGAGCGGCACGACATCGAGAATTACTTCGATGTCGCGCTCTGAAAGAAGGCCGCCGGTTTGTTTAAAAAATCATCGATACGCACCTGCAACTGGGTCCAGTCAGGTACGGTGAGATGGGCCAGATCGGGAATCATCAGCCCGGTGCAATGGGCGGTGATGAACTCGGCCCGTTCCTTGGCCGTCTTCAACGTCTTCATCACCTTGGTCGCCCGCAACGCGGGCATTTCCAGGCTCAGCGAGCTGATGCTGCGCCCGCCCAGGTCCAGCGGCTGCAGCAGTTGCACCTGGTCGGGATCCGACTCCTGCACTTCGCCAGTGGCACGCTGAGCCTCGGCGGACTGCTCCAGGAAATAGCTGGCGGGGCGCGTCGACATGTCGTGTACGTACTGGGCGATACTTACGTAGTCCGGGCGCTTGAGCTGGTCGAGTACCTTGTCCGAAAGACCGGTCGCCAGCTTGGCCAGCGCGAAGAACTGATCATCCTCATCGTCTCCGGCACGAGCCAGGGCGTCCTTCTGGGCGGCATACAACAGCGGCTTGAGCTGGATCTGCTCGATCTGCGCGCCGTCATCGGCAGTGATGGGCGAAAGCAGGCGATGCTTGGGTGGCAGCCAGGACATCTGGTGAACTCCTTGAAAACGGGTGGGGCCGTCAGCGACACCCTTGAATGGGTCGAGACGGCCGATAAACACCGCGAAACGCGGCTCAGGGCATCAGCACAGCGCGGCGTGCACTACCCAGGATGTCCACGCCGTTGAGCATGAATTTCTGCGTGCGCACATCGATGTCGATGACCGGCACGCCGTTTTCCAGGCGGTTGTAGGTACGGCAGGAGAACTCCAGGGTGGTCTTGGGCTTGTCGCCCATTTTCAGGGTGCTTTCCTCGAGGGATTTCAGCCGGCCACCGACGGTGTGGTAGATGAAGTAGGTGTTGCCATCCTGGTCCTGGCCGGCCTCGCGGACATTGAGCAGGATGTCGTCGCCCACGGTCACGCCCAGTGCCAGCATCAGCTCGGGACCGGCGCCCTGCAGGATCAGCTTGGCCGACAGCGCCTTGGCGCCCTTGGCCATTTCCTCGACGATGAAACGGCCGCCCTGCATCGTTTCCATGTCGAACTCGATCTTCGGCGGGGTGAATTCCTCCACCGTGGCCGACAGCGGCAGGCCTTGGAGGGTGGCCGCAATGGCCTGTCTTACGCGGTTGGTAAACATTAGAGAACGTCCTCCAGGAACTGTTCGATGATTTCATCGCGGGCGTTGAGCTGGTAAACCATGTGCTCGTTCGGGGCGTAGCGGCCGTAGTCGATGACCACGAACCAGGTGCCGTTCTTGTATTTCTCGACGCTGTTCAGCTCGGGGTGCAGGTAGACGTTGCCACCCGGGATGGTTTCATCGGCCACCAGGGTCTGCAGCCAGTCGTTGATGCGCTTGACCTCCTGCTCCATGAAGGATTTGGTGAGATTGCGCGCCATGGCTTTCTGGCCGGCCTTGACCAGCTTGCGGCTGATGGCATCTTCCAGGCCGACGTAGCTGATGAACTTGCCGGTGACCGAGCGATTGCCCAGCAGGGAAAAGCCACCGAGTACGGTGCGGGCGTAGTAGCTGACGCCATAGCGGTTGAGCAGATCGCCCTCGGTGGAAGTGTCGAGGATGTTGTATTCGACGACGCGGGACACGTCCTCGGCGAAGGTCACCTGGTTGCCCGGACTTTCCCATTGCTTGACCTTGGCCAGTGCGGCGATGGCCAGGCTGGACGGTGCCAGGAACACGTTCTTCTTCGCCGCCTTGGAGTAGATGGCCGGCAGGTTGTGCACCAGCAGGCAACGGTCGAAGCCCAGTTCGGCGCCGCCCAGTTCCTTGCTGTAGTTCACCTGGTCGGCGACCGAGACATCCTTGCCATCGAGCACCACACGGGCCTTGATGCGCTTGCCGAAGGCGGCGAATTCGCCGGCAACGGCCTTGGAGCCGGTGAAGCCCGGCGCACCAATGATGGTCAGGTCCTCGGGAACGCTGTTCAGCGCCGCCAGGCCCAGCTTGCGACCGGTGGTCGGGTCTTCGCCGCCGATCACGTTGTTCAGGGTATCGGCGGGGGTAGCGCCCTCTTCGACGATGACCACGTAGACCGGTACCTTGACCACTTTCAGAATCTGGTAGACCGCCTGGAACAGGGTGCCGGCTTCAGCACCGGTGGGGTCCAACTGTGCCTGGGTGGTGAAGCTGTTCAAGCGCAGCGGAGTGTTGCGCGGCAGCAGGGCGCTGGCGTTCGGTGCGGTACCGACCAGACCGATGACGTTGTCGCCCAGGCCACCCATGGCCTCCGGCGATTCGGTGGCATTGACAGTGATGCCGTTGTGCTCGAAGTTCAAAACCTCAGCCATGGTTATTCTACCTTCCTGGTGGCGGCCGTCTTGGCCGGGTGGGAGTTCTGGGCCAGGACGCTGGACAGTTCCAGGCGTCCGGCGCTACGCAGCGCGCTGGCTTCGACATCGAGCAGTTCGAGCTCCTGGCCGACGCTCGACCAGTGCCCGCCCCCGATGGGGAACGGCACGATGACGGTGTATTTCTGGCGGTTGGACATTTGCGAATTTCTCCAGACGCAAAAACACGAAAGCCCCGGATAGGGGCTGTGTGCAGGCGAAAAAAAACCGCTTTCGCGGTGGGTACTACTTCAGGAATGCGGGCTTTTCAGGCCAGACGATATTGTCAGGGTTATCTCCCTGATCTGGAATATCACGTAAACTTTGACGATAGGCAGTCAATGCAGTTCGCTCGCCATCAGTCAACGGATAATCGGCCATCAAGGCATAATCGCTTGCCGCAAGGTCAGTATCACGGGCTTCACGGATCAACTCCCACTTGATAATGGGGTGAAGAGAAGGTGTTTGAAAAATTGGTTTCATGAAAACTCCTTAACCTTACGAACTCATCGCCAGCATCGTTTCCCAATCTCCTGGATGAGTTACAACACCTGTGCAGGCACCCGCCAGCATGACTTCCAAAACACCTGTGGAAGAAGTACGCATAGGATGCAGATGAAAGTAAGTACCAAAGATCTTTGTAGGAACGATAATCGAGGAACACCAGCGCCACTTACCGACCTCTGCTCCGGCCGCCCAGGCCCCCTCCACACCGCCTTCCAATATTCGAACAAAGGCACCCATCGTCAGGTAGGAGTTTTGTGGTACGGCCGCAGCACCAGCAGAAACTGCACTGTCTGAAGCATAGGGAAAAGCAAGATAGGGACTTACGGAGGCAACGCTCCATTTCATTTGCCAGACATGGGCCGGAGTTCGCCAGTAATCGGATGCACGAATATCAAAATCCGGGAACTGCTCACGTACATCTGCCTGAACTTTGAGCAGAAATTCAACATCCTGGGCAGGCCTACCTGTCGCCTGGGAGGTGGTTGTAATACTGCGCAATTTGGTTACCGTGATATCCTGATGAACACCCCAGCCATCAATCATCGTTCCCGCCGCATTGGGCGCCATTATAAAATTCTTGGTAGCCAACAAACGTGGCAACCGATTTTTTAGATCATCGAGCTGATGCTCATAGGACTGACGAGCAGCCACCAGAGCATTATCGATGTCACCAATTTTCCCATTAACGATATTGGTCAGATTATTTGCCGCGCTTACCAACGAGGCAATTTGCTGTTCAGTACTCAAAATATATTTTCCTTACGTTAATCGAATAACTTTCAGGGCAGCACCACTCGACTTTCAAGCTCCATAACTCGAAACAAGACTCCAAGCTGTCGCGCCATACTATCGATACTTGCAGCAGAAAGAGCCGCCAACTCTTCTACCATCAAGATGTTGAGATTTTCAGATCCGACAACTACTGTCACACTGCTCCGCGGAAGAGCGGATACATCCAACGTGAACTTCTGCAGTACACGGGCAGCCGCGGCCTTGTAGGTCAGCAACGTGCCAGCTTGTGAATACACCGCCAGCAAAGTGCCGCTGGCAAGGTAGAAGCCGAACTCACCGATTTCGTATTCATCGGTGCCGTCGAATAACGCGGCCATACGCAGTTGTTGCGAGCCCAGATCCTCGTAGTCGATGATCGCCACCCGCTGGCGCTCGTCGCGCAGGGCCGTCTCGCTACCGTTCGGGTCATAGCGCGCGGTCCCGGCGCCAATATGGGTGATGCTTCCTTTCAAGCCCTGGTTTCTTGCCTGCAGCACTTCAGCCAACCCGGCTGAAGTGAAGCGAACCAGGCGCGGAATGTCTTGTGTCATGGCTTCGCCTTGAAGTTTCGTGTGTAGGAAGGGGCACCGGCCCCCATCGATCGCGTCTGCCCGTCAGCTCAAGGCAATACCGCACTGAGGAAAAGCTCACCGTCGCCTAACGGCTGATGAGTGCCACTGCCGAGGCCCAGCGCTGCTCGCAGACTCAGGTCGGGCAACGCGCCTTCGAGGCTGTCGTCGTGAATGCTGAGCGGGCTGTCGAGCGCAGCGGCGACCCGCGCGTCCCCGCGGGTTTCGTGCACGATGGTGATAGTGCCCTGGTCACGCTCGCTCTTCGCCGCGTTGATACGACGAATCAAACGGTTGTGATCGCCGCTCGACCAAACGCGACCGATGATCGCCTGTACATCGAAGGTATACGGCGTACCCCGGGGATGTTGCTCGTACCAGGCAGAAATGTTCGGCGTGAAGCCCAGAGACTCCACTGCATGACTCAGCGCCTTGTGTACTCCAGCCTGGCGCTGGATCTGCCAGGACAGGGAGACGGTCAGACGTTTTTCGGTCTCGCTGGCTTGCGCATCCCACTCGCTGACACCCCGATCCGCACCCAGATAAGGCAGGAAATCAATAGGCGTCTGCTGCGGGCTCATCAGTTCGGGAAACGGCGGAATAACACGTTCGAGCAGTTTCCCGAAAGCCAGATCAAGGGCCTTTTCCAGTGGAGAACTGTTGGCGGGTAACAGGCTGTCGAGGTTTTCTTCCTCCGTCATAACGTCAGCACCTCAACCTCGACAGCCGTGCAGTAAGGCGCCTGAAATGCCGTGGTGACAATGGGCTCACGCGGTTCGAGAATCTCGACCTGCACGGCGCCGGCACTGTGCAGGGTGTAGTCGATCCAGCTCGGCTCGACCCGTCCCTCCAGCCGATGGCAGGCCTCGGCGTAAGCCTGGAGTTGACGGACCGCCGCCAGTTGGGTGAGCCCCGAATCGGGTCCGCCGTTGATCCTGGCCACTACGCGGATCTTGTAGTTCTTGATCTCGGCACCCTGGACGCTGACGAGATCCGTCTCCGGCCGGACATCGGGGCGGGAGAAATGACTGCGAACCCGATCGAGCAATTCGGCCGACGGCGTACCGTCGCCACTGCGTGCAAGAACGGTCACCATCACCTCACCAGGTGCCGTGCGCCGGCCGTTGCCATCCTTGACCTGCGCGGCGTAACCATCGGGGTCGAAGGTGTAGGTGACAGCAACGACGCCCGGTGACGTGTTTTCCACCTTGACCGAGGGGCGCTCCCCCAAGGTGAACACCTCACGGCGATACTGCATGCGCGACCCCGCAGCCGGAGCATGGGGCGCCAGGTAATAACGCAGGCGCGCATCGTCATCACTTTCATAAAGGGGCGGAATCGGCGGAAACGCCGTCGGATCCCCCGGATCCAGCAACTGCCGTTCCAGCCCCATGTCAGCCAGACGGGCATCGAGGTTACTGCCAGTGGCCCACCAGGCCAGCATCTGCTTGATACGGGCGTTGTACTTGCGCTCATGGGTCTGCAGACGTACGCAGAAAGCCTCGAGTGCCATGGTCAGCAACTCGCTTTCATTCTCCAGGCTGACTTTCAGCTTGGCCGCGCGGTCGGGGGCACGGGCACCGACGTACTCGACGACAAAGGTCTTGAACTCGGCGAGCAGGTCCTCGAAGACCTCGACCTTGACGATCTCCGGTTCCGCCAGTTGGTTCTGGCCAGGGATCAACATGCTCATGTGACTACCTCGAATGTCTGTTGACGGTTCTTCCAGGTCCCGGCGAAACGCAGCAGCAAGCCAGCCCCCTGGCGGCTGGCGACGATGACCTGCGGAACGAAGTCGCCGATGCCGTTGGCCTGGTTGTAGAACGCCTGCGCCGCGTGACTCTGGGCCAGCAGCAACAGGTCATCACCGAGGTTCTGCCCCAGCAACTCGGGAATCTGCGAACCATAAAGGGGCCGTTTCTGGCGAGTCCCCAGGGGCGTAGTGAGAGCGCGGGTGGCGCGTTGGACGAACTGGAGCCAGTCATCGACCGTCACTCCGCTGTTTCTATCGACTCCGATCAAGGCGGGCTCCTTATGCGGTACTGATGACTCGGCCCTGGTGATCCACCAGAGGGCCGAGCAGATGAACGCCGGCGGCATCGAGGGTCAGGCCCACCGCGCCCAGCTTCAGCTCGATGGACTGCGCGGTCAGCGCCAGACGCGCCGGCCCCAGGGTCAGCTCAACCCCTTCACGGGAACCGCGGAAGGCGGCCTCGCCGTTTTTCCAGTTGAGTATGTGGGTGCTGTCGTCATAGCTGCTCTCGGCGCCGTCCTTGTGCAACCGACGCGTCAGGTTTGCCGTCGTCGCGGCCGGAGGAAAGCGGTCGCAATTGATCCCGAACAACGCCACCGACTGGCTACCGCCCTCCCCTGCGCCGTAGTTCAGCAGCAAGCATTGCTCGCCCACCGAGGGAATACGCGACTCGCTCTGTTCGCCAGCGCTGGGATTGAAGAAGCGGATCGCCGGGGTCAGCAGCTCGCCATGCCTGACCTTGCAGGTATTGCTCGCTGCGTCCACCGATACGCACACGCCAATACGACAGAAACTCTCGGCCCGGCGATGCAGGTCGTCGATTTCTGCCTCCATTTCAGCCAGGCGCTCGATGATCGGGCTCAGTTGCAGGCGTAGCAGCGCATCGAACATCGTCAGCTCCTTGCCGGCTTCCTAGGGAAGCGGCGTGTATTGGTCGGGGTCATCAAGGTTGGTCACTTCCCAACTGCGGGCGAACCGGGGAACTCCGGTCGGGTCGTCCAGCAAGGGGGGACCGAAGTAAAAGGTCTGGTTGAAGGAAATGGTCCAGCCGCCATAGACCTGACCGGCAAGGGTGAAGGTCGATGGCACACCCAGGATATTGCTGGGCAATTCGCACTGGTCTGTTGCGCCCCAGCGGTTATCGATGACCAGATCGATCAACTGGCTGGCCAGGTTGCAGGCCGACAAGGTCGCATCCATCTCCTGGGTGGCGACCACCGCCTGCAACGAGAGACTGAAATCATGGGCGCGGCGGCCATTACTGGAACGAGTGCCAGCACGGTCGCCGTCGATGCTGATCAGCACCCAGGCCGGCACCACTACACTGTCGAAGTCGCGGCGAGTACCCACCTTGAGCTGAGGGTAAGCGGCCTTGATCACGCTCTGGATCGTGGAAAACAGCATCGAGGGGCTATCGATAGGGTTTGCAGGCATGAGGGGTTCCCGTTGCAGAGTCACGGTGGATCCGATTTGAGAGTTGCGTACGGCCGGACGCATTGATACCGGTGCGCCCGGCCGTCCAGTGCTGGTAAAGGCCAATGGTCAGACACTGCAAACCATCCAGGTCGGGCGCCGCTTACTGCCCGAGCAACTCCAGGCCGTAGGCCATGTTCAGCGACTTGGTCAGCGAAGTGCCCAGGGCGAATACTTCCGTTTCAAAGGTGAAGTAGGCGTTCTGCTGCGCCAGCGGCACCAGCGACGGCGCCAGGGTATTGAGGGTGTACGAACCCGAGCCGGTCAGCCCTTGTTTGCTCACCGTGGTGCGGGTGCCGTTCAGGTCGGCGGAGACGCGGATCACGTAGTTGAGGGTGCGCTCAGGGTTCTTCGGGTTGAGCGTGACCTTGATCGAGGCGGGAGTGCCTGCTGACTTGACGATATCGGTGATCACAATCTTGTAGTGGGTCAGGGCATTGTCCACAGAACCACCGCTGTTACCGCAGCCGCCGACACGACCGGCAGGCAGGGAGAAATAACCCGCCGGACGATAGGTGCCGGGGATCGCGCAAGCGACAATGCCATCTCGCGCCGCAGCGATACGATAGTTGGCATTCGCACCCAGGCTGTCGTTGGCGGAAATCACCACCCAAGGTTCGCTCAGGCTCGGCAGTTCCTGTGGCTTGATGATGGTCAGGTTCTCCTCCGGAGTACGGTAGCGAATGGACTTACGGGTCGGGCAGTTTCCGGAGAGAATATTGGCCTCGACCGTCAGGTAGCCGATGGGCCGGGACATGTTTTCGCATTGCTGGATCTGCGCCGCCTGGGCGTTGATGGAGGCCAGCAGCGAGCTGGCGGCAATCGCCGCGAAAACGAACAGTTTTTGATGGAACGTCATGGTAGTGACCTCAAGATCGAATGGATGAGGCGCGCACTGGCGCGCTGGACGATTCGCTCTGGGGCGATGGTTGGAGACGCTCGGTCTTCATGTGGTTGAGTGCCGCGCACCGCGAGCACTTGATCTGGATCTGGCTGAACTCGCCGATGCGGGCCAGCAGTCGATTGCATTTGCCGCAGCGAAAATCTTGCAACATCGGTGGACCTCCCTGTTCAACTGGCGATGCGCTCACTGGCTGTTCCCGGGCTCCGGAGGAGGCACTTCGCCAACCCCCAATCGTCTGGCCGCCCAGCGCTCGTAAAGACCGATGGCGACATCCGCCCCGGCCATCGCGGTCAGGCAGCCGAAGGCGCCGGCGGTCCAGATCGACAGGCCGGCGGCGTACAGCAGCATGATGGTCGACACGCCACAGACCATGCAGGCCCCGGAGCGCAGTACCAGCCGCCGCAACAGCGACCAGCCGCGGGCGCCTTCCTTGTCGGCGCGCCACATTTCGCCGGACACGCCGCCGATCACGGCCAGCACGATGACCAGCCAGATAGGCATGTCCGCCAACGCTTGTTGCTCGCTCGTCATGTCACGCCTCCTGCAATAAAAAAAGGCCACTCATTGGCCGGTGATGGTTTGGCTTGTTTTTCAAGATAAGGGGTTCTCGACGAAGCCCATGTTCGGTGGGCATTCCAAAAAGCCCGGCTCATACCAGGCTCTTTGGTAATGCCGGCGTCCGTTCCGGCCCCGCACGCCCTTGGGGCGAACATGGGATACGCGAAACGGACACCCGATCCTTCGGCGCGACTGGCGCGGTACGAATCGATTCAAATTGTTCTTCCGACCGCGGTCCCTGCCCGCCGGATAACTGTTCACGGTGCTTTACGCTGCACACCCGGGTCAGTTGCCAACCCTCTGAACCGTCAAGGCCGGTTCATCGCTGCCTGTTCTTTGAAGCGGTACGACTAAAGAGCTTCGGGGTCACCCCTGGCATCGCTGCCCTTGGCTGGCCTTTCCGGCCGGCTTGGAGCAAAGAATATGCATGTATGCATACACAGTCAATGCATAAATGCATTTATTTTTGCACGGTAAATGCACAAGCGCATGGAAGCCGCGCCGATCAAGGGCTGGGTCTTTTTTGCAGTCGAAAAAAAACCCACATCGCTGTGGGTTTTTTCCGAATCAGAGAGCGTTAACGGGCGTACATGCCCCACCAGAAGACGTGGCCGAGGATGGTGATCTGCTCTTCCTGGATTTCCTGGAAGCTGTAGTCTTCATCCGGGTGCTCGTCGCGATTGAAGCTGCGCAGGCGAATACCGGTCGGCAGGCGATAGAGCTGCTTCACCCGCAGTTGGCCGTTATGGTTGATCGCGTAGAGATCGCCATCGACGATGTCGCCAATGGCACTCTTGCCGGCGTTGACCCCGACCGTGGCGCCGTCACGCAGCACCGGCAACATGCTGTTGCCACGCACGGTCACGCACTTGGCCTGGTCGAACTGCACGCCATTGTGGCGCAGGCTGCGCTTGCCGAAGCGCAGGCTGGCCTTCTCGCTTTCCTCGATGACGAATCTTCCTGATCCAGCAGCCAATTCAACCTCGCGAAGAAAGGGCACGGACACCTCGTCGTCATTGACGGGGGTGTCGTCGTCCCACAGGCTTATATCCTTGAGTTCAGAGTGCAGCGGGCCCTGTTCCTGGTCACGGGCGGCACCGATATCGGCACGGCCGCGCAGCTGGTCGGTACTGACCTGGAAATACTCGGCGATCTTCGAGATGTGTTTGTCCGAAGGGTCGACGATCTTCCCGCTGAGTATCCGCGACAAGGTGGATTGGGGCACGCCGGTGCGCCGGTGAAGCTCCGTGGGGGAGATCCCGTGGCGGTCGAGCAGTGCTCGGAGGACGGTAGAAACGTTGCGTATTTGCATAATGCGCATATTGATGGGGCTTTGGCTGAATGGCAAATGCTAATTTGCATATTTAGTGCATATCCATTACAGCAACAGCAAAAGGCCATGTCTACGGAGCCGGACCGCCCGTGTTAACCTTGCGCCCATTGCCAGGCAAATAACCCCCATTTTGCCCCCACCCTTTTCAAGCTATCGCCTATCCCACTGATGAATAAGCCAATCTCCGATCTGTCCTCGCACACCCCGATGATGCAGCAATACTGGCGCCTGAAGAACCAGCACCCCGATCAGCTGATGTTCTACCGCATGGGCGACTTCTACGAGATCTTCTATGAGGATGCAAAGAAGGCCGCCAAGCTGCTGGACATCACCCTGACCGCACGCGGGCAGTCAGCCGGGCAGTCGATTCCGATGTGCGGGATTCCGTTTCACTCCCTCGAAGGCTACCTGGCCAAGCTGGTGAAACTCGGCGAATCGGTGGTGATCTGCGAGCAGATCGGTGACCCGGCAACCAGCAAGGGCCCGGTGGAGCGTCAGGTGGTGCGGATCATCACCCCCGGCACCATCAGTGACGAAGCGCTGCTCGACGAGCGCCGCGACAACCTGATCGCCGCGGTACTGGGCGACGAGCGCCTGTTCGGTCTGGCGGTACTGGATATCACCAGTGGCAACTTCAGCGTGCTGGAGATCAAGGGCTGGGAAAACCTGCTGGCCGAGCTTGAGCGGATCAATCCGGTGGAGTTGCTGATCCCGGACGACTGGCCGCAAGGCCTGCCAGCGGAAAAACGCCGTGGCACGCGTCGACGCGCGCCGTGGGATTTCGAACGCGACTCGGCCCATAAAAGCCTCTGCCAGCAATTCGCCGTGCAGGACCTCAAGGGCTTCGGCTGCGAAACCCTGACCCTGGCCATCGGCGCCGCCGGCTGTCTGCTCGGTTATGCCAAGGAAACCCAACGCACCGCCCTGCCGCATTTGCGCAGCCTGCGTCACGAGCGCCTGGACGACACCGTGGTGCTCGATGCCGCCAGCCGGCGCAATCTGGAACTGGATACCAACCTTGCCGGCGGGCGCGACAACACCCTGCAGTCGGTGGTCGACCGTTGCCAGACCGCCATGGGCAGCCGCCTGCTGACCCGCTGGCTGAATCGTCCGCTGCGTGACCTGAAGATCCTCACCGCGCGCCAGACCTCTATCGGCTGCCTGCTGGAAGGCTACCGTTTCGAACGGCTGCAACCACAGCTCAAGGAAATCGGCGATATCGAGCGGATTCTCGCCCGGATCGGCCTGCGTAACGCCCGGCCCCGTGACCTCGCGCGGCTGCGTGATGCCCTCGGGGCCCTGCCGCAATTGCAGGATGCGATGCTCGAACTCGATGCCCCGCACCTCAAGCAACTGGCCACAACCACCAGCACCTACCCGGAACTGGCGATCCTGCTGGAGCGGGCCATTATCGACAACCCGCCCGCAGTGATCCGCGATGGTGGCGTGTTGAAGACCGGCTACGACGCCGAACTCGACGAACTGCTGTCGCTCAGCGAAAACGCCGGACAATTCCTGATCGATCTGGAAGCCCGGGAAAAGGCCCGCACGGGCCTGGCCAACCTCAAGGTCGGCTACAACCGCGTGCACGGCTACTTCATCGAGCTGCCGAGCAAGCAGGCCGAGTCGGCACCGGCCGACTACATCCGCCGCCAGACCCTCAAGGGCGCCGAGCGCTTCATCACCCCGGAACTCAAGGAGTTCGAAGACAAGGCACTGTCCGCCAAGAGCCGGGCGCTGGCGCGGGAGAAGATGCTCTACGAAGCCCTGCTGGAAATGCTCATCGGCGAATTGCCACCGCTGCAGGACACCGCCGCCGCGCTGGCCGAACTGGATGTGCTGAGCAACCTCGCCGAACGTGCGCTGAACCTGGACCTCAATTGCCCACGGTTCGTCGACGAGCCATGCATGCGCATCGGCCAGGGTCGCCATCCGGTGGTCGAGCAGGTCCTGACCACCCCGTTCGTCGCCAACGACCTGGCACTGGACGACAACACCCGCATGCTGGTGATCACCGGCCCGAACATGGGCGGTAAATCCACCTACATGCGCCAGACCGCATTGATCGTGCTACTGGCCCACATCGGCAGCTACGTGCCCGCCGCCAGTTGCGAGCTGTCGCCAGTGGACCGGATCTTCACCCGGATAGGCTCCAGCGACGACCTGGCCGGTGGTCGCTCGACCTTCATGGTGGAAATGAGCGAAACCGCCAATATCCTGCACAACGCCACCGAACGCAGCCTGGTGCTGATGGACGAAGTCGGCCGTGGCACCAGCACCTTTGACGGCCTGTCCCTGGCCTGGGCCGCCGCCGAGCGGCTGGCGCACCTGCGGGCCTACACCCTGTTCGCCACCCACTATTTCGAACTGACGGTGCTGCCGGAAAGCGAACCGCTGGTGGCGAACGTGCACCTGAACGCCACCGAGCACAACGAACGTATCGTCTTCCTGCACCACGTGCTGCCCGGCCCCGCCAGCCAGAGCTACGGCCTGGCGGTGGCACAATTGGCCGGCGTACCGGGCGATGTGATCCGCCGTGCACGCGAACACCTGAGCCGCCTGGAGACCACCAGCCTGCCCCATGAAGCCCCGGTGGCCAAGCCCGGCAAGCCCGCGGTGCCGCAGCAGAGCGACCTGTTCGCGAGCCTGCCGCACCCGGTGCTCGACGAACTGGCCAAACTCGACCTGGACGACCTGACGCCGCGCCGTGCACTGGAAATGCTCTACACCTTGAAGACACGGATCTAA